TACAACTTCCAGCTGGAACGTATAAGGTCGTTGTAGGCGCAGGCGGCCTCGGAGCAATCTACAACAACGCAGAGACTCAGGTCACAATGGACTCTCTTAATGAAGATTTTGGTAACGGTGGTCTTGGCAGCCAAGCCAATTACTCCGGCACAGGTGATAATAACGGCGGCTGTGGAGGCGGATTTTCTGGTCTATTTTCAACATCCGTTGCTTTTGCAAACACGTTGTTTATGTCTGGAGGCGGTGGCGGTGCTGGTACAGGTGCTGGTAATCATGGTGGCCAAGGCGGCGTCACTAGTGGCGCGGACGGTGTCACCGCCGGTGCTTATTTCGGCCGCGGTGGAACTCAACTCGCTGGTGGTATTGGTGCAGGAGGGACCGATCCTGGCGAAGCTGGATCCCAGATGCAAGGTGGTAACGGCGGCGTAAGGGTCGGGACAGGAGGATTCGGTGGCGGTGGTGGCGGCGGCGGTTATTATGGCGGCGGTGCATGTGGCACGCAAACCAACGGTGCCATGGGCGGCGGCGGTGGTGGATCTGGATATATAACTGGGGTATTGACAATGACAAGTTCTGGGGAGGAAACTGCTACTGCAAAGAGAACTCCGACAATAGCTGCAACTGGTGCTCCGAACAACACAAGTCCAGGAGTAGGTGGGTTTAGTGGTGCGTCTCGACCTGGAGTAAACGGATTTGATGGTGCTGTAAAGATAACCATTACTGCAACGTACTAGATATATCTTAAATACAATACCTAAAACGTATAAATAGTACTAGAGGGTTTACTACCCCTAGTACTATTTTTATTTGTGGAGTCATTATGGCACGTCCGAGTACCCGAGAAGGTTTGATCTCATACTGTTTACGCAGATTGGGTGAGCCAGTTATCGAAATTAACGTTGATGAAGATCAGATTGATGACCGCATTGACGATGCATTACAATTCTATCAAGAATATCACTCTGACGCTGTTCAGAAACTTTATCTAAAGCATATCATTACTGCTGACAACAAGGTCAATGGATGGATTCCGATCACAGATGGAACTATCTTCGTGACAAGGGTATTACCACTGACTGGAACATTATCATCAGGCGGTATGTTCAGTGCAAAATATCAGATGTATCTTAACGACCTATATAATGTAAACTATATGGGTTCTATGGTTAACTATGCGCAGACCATGCAGTACATGGATATGATCAATACCGTTATCAGTGGTAGTGGTACAGAGATCACACACTTTAACCGACATCTTAATCAGCTGCATCTTCGTGTTGATTGGGATGAACTTAACGTCGGGGAATACATTGTAGTTGAGGGGTATCAGATTATCGATCCGGAAACATATGCCGATGTATATGATGATATGTTTTTGAAACAATATGCTACTGCATTGATTAAACAACAATGGGGTGCTAACCTAATTAAGTTTGAGGGTATGGTACTTCCAGGCGGCGTTACCTTAAATGGTCGCCAAATGTTTGATGATGCAACTAACGAGATTCAACAGATTAGAGAACAGATGCAATTATCTTACGAGATGCCTCCGATGTTCTTTGTGGGATAATATTTAATGCCAACCAATGTATTCTTTAGTAGGGGTGTTACATCCGAACAAAGACTCTATGAGGATATCATAGTCGAGTCTTTGAAGATCTACGGCCAAGACCTATGGTATATACCAAGAGTTATTGTTAGGGATGAATTACTCAACGATGTCGTTAGCAGTTCATTCTCAGATGCATATGCCATTGAGATGTATATATCTAATACCGATGGGTTCGAAGGTGATCAGACTATCATGTCTAAGTTTGGTTTGGAGATTCGAGACCAAGCTACGTTCATAGTCGCACGTAGATCATGGGAAAAGTTTGTTGGAATGTACAACAATGAAGTAGATACCATCCGACCAATGGAAGGTGATCTGCTATATTATCCTCCGACCAAGTCGTTCTTTGAAATTAAATTCGTTGAACATGAGAGACCGTTTTATCAATTGAATAACCTTGTAGTTTACGAACTGCAATGCGAATTGTTTGAATACAGTGACGAAAGGTTCGAAACTGGTCATGCAGATATTGATGAGGTTCAGCCTAATAACGCACTCTCTATTATAGGTGAGATATCACAACCAAGGAATACTCAAGAAGGTACTCGAGACCTGATAGTCGGCGAGCAAGTAGCTCAGGGACTAGCTGGAGGAGATTTCTTATTTGCAGAAATAACGAAAATAGTAAACACCACGGATGCTAATGGAGATGCTATTAAGAGAATACATTTATCTAACCTCACATCTTCTAGCGGCGCATACCTGGAGTTTCAACCGTTAGTTCGGATCACCGGCCAATCCACACTAGTCTCATATATACTAGATAAGGTATATGATTTAGATGATCAGGAAGAAGACCTGACATTCGCCAACACACCAGACGCACAGAATTGGGAATTCGAGGTTAATGCAGATTCTATCATAGACTTTAGTGAGAGCAATCCATTCGGAGACCCTAGTATATCATCTGGAACTAGTTCTTTCTCTCAGGTTGATAACCCAACTTTAGATAGAGGATTGCTTCTCGTTAGTCTTGACACAATCACAGTCGACTCTACACTATATACCGTAGATACAGAATAAGTAAGGAATATTATATGGCACAACAAGTAATTTTTGTCGGGTCTTCGGCGAACGATGGTACGGGAGATACATTGCGTAATGCGATGGTCAAAACCAACACTAATTTTACAGAACTTTATGGATTACACTCAGAAAGATCTCATGCAGAGTATAATGTCCCTTACGGCGACGTAGGCCCTGTTACTGGCAACGATACCGAGCAGTTTGTTCATGATGGTTCGCCAGTAGAATTTACTATAACTGTGACTGATGTTTCCCGCACGGAAGTGTTGATTATATTCTCAGCACCCTCGATTCTACTAAGTGGTGCGCAGGGTCCGATTGTCATTCAACGAGTAGTGGGTGGTGTCGGAACATATATTCATGGATTTATAGTATCATCAATTGATAATGGATATCATATAGTCTACGAAGATGCCCACGGACAATCCGTGGGAACAGAAATTACGTATAAGTTAATTAACATCACAGGATCTGGTGGAGTCGGTGGAGTGGTACAATTTCCAACTACTTACGGATTTCAGTTCTGTGGAAGAGAAATATAATGTTTGGTGGGCACTTTTATCATGGAACGATACGTAGGTTCGTATCGGTATTCGGGTCACTATTCAACGATATCACAGTTCTGAGAAGTACTGGTTCTTCATTAAGAGTTCCTTTGGCATATGGCCCAAAAGAAAAGTTCTTAGCACGACTAGACCAACAACCCGATATAGATTCTTCTACTAAGGTTGCAATCAAACTTCCGCGGATGTCTTTCGAGATTCTGAATATTGCATACGACACACAGTCAAAACTAAACCGAAATAATAGAATATTGGTCGGGGAAAGTTTATTCTATACGTATGCTCCATACAATATTTCATTAAGCCTGAGCGTCATGGCTAAGAATCAAGATGATGCATTGCAAATCTTAGAACAAATCGTACCATACTTTCAACCAGAGTATACGGTAACGGTAAAAGAAAGCGTCAGCGACTTACTAAAAACAGATATCCCCATTACGTTATCATCTATTGATATGACCGAAGACTACGAAGGCGACTTCATGTCAAGGCGGGCTATTATATACACGTTGTCTTTTGATGCTAAGGTCAGGTTCTATGGGCCTGAACGTAAGACGGGTCTTATTAAGAGGGTTATTGTTAAGACTCTTGATATTGATAATCCCACCAATGGTTTTGAAATACAAAAATCTACTGTTAACCCGATCATAGCGCAAGCCTCTGACGACTATGAAATCATTGAAGAAATTGATTACTACAACCTAACCCCTACCTCAGAAGTCACAGTATATCCATTAGAATTTAGTGGTAATGCGATCGAGTTTGTCGTTGGGGAGTCGATCGCTGGAGCGGTCACAGGTTCTAATGGAATTTTTGAATCTATTACTGGAACAGACGAACTTAGAATTAGAGACATGAACGGATCATTTAATCCTGATGAAACTATTGTAGGAAGTATTAGTGGTGCTAAACGTATGGTTAAAACATCATCGAACTTCTTCTATTAAAATATAATGAGTTATAATATGTCAAATAAATCTGAAGAACTCTTATCCAAGATGTCTAAACATATACCACAGGAGGTAGTTGCTAAGAACGCTCTTGCTACAGCGCCTGCGACAAAAGATGAGTCTATGGTGGACGTAGATGATGATTATACTTACTCCAGGGACACATATAAAAAGTTGGTGGATAAGGGTCAGGATGCGATAGATCATATGATGGAACTTGCTATTCAGAGCGATCATCCTCGTGCATATGAAGTTCTTGGTGGGATGTTGAAAAACGTTTCGGATATGACCGATAAGTTAATGTCACTACATAAGAACGTAGATGCTGTTAAGACCAAGAAGGTCGACAGTAAACCTTCGGAGTCGGGCCCAGTTGGTCAGATAACAAATAATAATGTGTTTGTCGGGTCTACCACCGACTTGCAGAGATATATTATTTCTCAGCAAAAGGCACAGGTAATTGATAATGAGCCTAACGACAATAAAGAATAATACTGATGGATACCTCGGCAACCCCAATGTAAAACGTGATGGTGTAGAGCAGACGTTTACCAAATGGGAGTTGGATGAGTATCTGCATTGCATGGTAGATCCGGAGTACTTTGCAACGAAGTACATTAAGGTTATTAACCTTGATAGAGGATTAGTTCCTTTCAATCTATATCCGTATCAGGGCAAAATGTTCCAACACTTCAATGAGAATAGATTCTCTATTGTATTAGCATGCCGACAGTCTGGGAAGTCGATCTCATCGGTGGTATATCTGTTATGGTACGCTATCTTCAAACCAGAGCAGACTATCGCTATCCTTGCTAACAAAGGCGCAACTTCTCAAGAGATGTTGTCTCGTGTTACACTTGCACTGGAGAACCTCCCGTTCTTTCTACAGCCAGGATGTAAAGCACTGAACAAACGTTCTATTGAGTTTAGTAACAATTCCAAGATCGTAGCGTCAGCGACCTCAGGTTCTTCTATTCGTGGTATGTCCGTTAACCTATTGTTCCTTGACGAGTTTGCATTCGTTGAGAATGATGCAGTGTTCTACACATCAACATATCCAGTAGTTTCTTCTGGTAAGACTACACGTATTATCATCACATCCACTGCGAATGGCATCGGTAACGTATTCCACAAGATTTGGGAAGGTGCTGTGCAGGGAACCAATGAGTTCAAACCATTCCGTGTCGACTGGTGGGACGTTCCTGGTCGCGACGAGGAGTGGAAGAAACAGACCATCTCTAACACATCAGAGTTACAGTTTAATCAAG